GCGCGCTATTCATCGCACGGTCTTGCGCGTTCGGTAGGTCTGACTCTTCGCGTCTCTGAAGCTCATCCTCGAAGTCGTAAACTGCGGGTGTAATTACCGCGCGGTTTTGCGCGTTCTGGACAAAGCTAGCTAGTTCGACTTGGCGGAAATGCTCTTCATACGCGAGAAGAGCTTGCTCTTCTTCATGCGTAGGAATATCTACGCGTTGCTTGTCTCCAACTAGGGTGTTTACGCTACCTCTGTCAACGACTACGTCGTTGGGTGTTATGATTGTAATCATGGTTTGTCTCCTTCGCGAAGGGTGTCCTTCGCGTGTTTATATACGCGTGCTATGCGTATGCATTCACAGCCTTCGGCCTAGTGCCGTCGGCAGAACTCAAATCTACCCACGAAATAACGTCAAACCTAGACAAATCGGTATTACCGACGGCAATAGGAGACAAACCGAGGTAAAGAAATAAGGTTTGTGGACGCGTAGGGAGACCTTCTACGCGAAACGCGTACTCAACGAAAATCGGTCAGGCCGAACGCGTACGAAGGGGGGTGTGCATACGTAGAGTACGTCCCATCCATTTTTTGCACATTTTTTTACTTTAAGGTGTTTATTTCGCATATTAAGAATATAGTAATTTCTCCTAACCTTAACTATTGTTGAACTTAAATAGCCAAGCTATAGCCTTGCCATTTTTTATAAATGGCCTTGCCATGCATATAGAAGTAGAAGTAGAAGTATATACTATAATATATTAATAAATAATAAACCTTAGGTTAAGTAAACCTTAGGTTGCAAACTCAACCTTTTTACTTTTAATTAGCCTAAAAAAGTGATTATATTCAATACGGGGCTTGAAATAATTTTTTAAACAAATTCAGGAGTAACAATGCCGTACGAACAAAAAGATGACACATTTTCAATATTTGATAACGAAAAAACCAATGAAAAACAACCTGACTATACAGGCCAAGGTAAAATTGGCGGTAGAGAAGTAAAGATAGCAGGGTGGAAAAAGGTTGGTCAATCTGGTACAAGCTATATCTCATTTAAGGTAGAAGATAAAAATAAACAATTTTAATGACTAAAAGACTAAGAAAAAGAAAGACCGCAGCTTGGAAACGCAAAGAAGGTAAGAATCCTGAAGGCGGTTTAAATGCTAAAGGCAGGGCTAGCTACAAAGCGGAAACAGGCGGAACATTAAAACCACCTGTGCCAAAAGGAACTAACCCAAGGCGAGTATCATTCGCTGCTAGATTTGCAGGTATGAAAGGGCCGATGAAAGATTCCAAGGGTAGGCCAACACGAAAAGCGCTAGCATTAAAAAAATGGGGTTTTGGTTCTGTTGAGGCCGCTAGAAATTTTGCTAACAAAAACAAAAAGTCATAAGGAGTATATTATGCCAAGAGGTAAAGGTACATATGGTAAGAAAGTTGGAAGACCTCCAATGAAAAAAACCAGAACGAAAAAGTAATGGCTAAACCCGGATTATACGCTAATATACACGCTAAGCGAAAAAGAATCAAAGCTGGTAGCGGTGAAAAAATGAGAAAGGTCGGCTCTGAGGGTGCGCCATCAAAGCAAGATTTTGTTGACTCTGCTAAAACCGCTAAAAAACCAAAAAGGTTAAGAGCTAGAAGAAAAAAAACAAAATGAAGGTTGAGTGTAGGGGTAAAAAATTTGATGTACACACAAAGGAAGAAGCAGAAAAGCAAAACATTACCCCGGTAAAAAACTGGAGAACCGCTAAGGTGGGTGACTGGATTGAAACTCAAGATGGAAAAATTATTCAAGTCACTGGCCGACGCGAAGAAAACCACGCTAATATTAAAAAACCTTATATCTTCATCCGTACTGGTTACGGGGAATGCGGTGTTCATAAGAAACACGTTTATGCTCAAGAACAACCAAATTATTATCGTGATAAATACTATTTTGGAAAAGATTTAGTAAAGAATGTACGGCCTACCGCAAAACAAAGAACATTTGTAGACGCTTTATTCCTGCATGGAAAAACAGATAAGTTGGGCATGTGGGATTCAGAGTCTATAATACTTGCCTACCAATCAATATACAAAGACAATAACCCAGAACAAGCGCTTAGGCGAGGTATGGGAATACTTAAAAGAAAACATATTAGGGAATATATTGCCATGAATATGCGAGATAAATTAAGCGCGATGGGAATTGATGATGATTACGTCGCAAATCAGTACAAAAGCATGATAGAAGACATTGAAACTCCACCCGCAACTAAACTTAACGCCTTAAACAGAGTAAGTGATATGCTTGGTCACCTAACTAAAGAAAAGAAAGAAGAACAGATTGAAGGCGTGTTTGCATTATCTGATGGAGATATAAAAAAATTATCATCTGTAAGAAAAACTATTGCAGAAACAACATATGGCGCGAAAAACGATACAAACAAAGAATTTTACACATCAACAACAGTCAAAGAGTGAAGACATTGATACGTCGCAACCGGGCGTTATACATATAGACAACGAACCTTTTTTTGTTGATGGTGTAGTAGCTAAGTTTATTTTAGAGCTTGTAGATGAGGTTGACTCATATAAGCAACAACTAGATGCCTTAGAGCTATATACTGGTAAACATGGAAAAAGTTGATAAAAAACAAAAAATGCTTGAGGCAATGTATCTTGATATATTTACATTTGCCGACGTATTGTTTGGCGACCCAGATAACTCAATGCATTATCATTGTAGGTCTAAATCTCCAGATTTTCACAGAGAAATAGCGAAAACACTAATTGATATGGATAGTGGTGATAAATTAGCGGTTGTTGCGCCAAGAGACCATGCAAAGTCAACCTTTATTAATCTTATTTACCCGTTACATAGAATTTTATTTGGCGAAGAGCGTTTTTTATTGCTTATTTCAGAATCTGAAATGCAGTCTAAGTATAATTTAGAGGCAATTGGCAACGAAATAGAGTTCAATCCTAAAATAAAATATTTTTTTGGCGACAGAAAAGGTTCTGTATGGGGAAAAGAAGAAAAAGAAGTTATTGGGGCATTTGATGAGTATGGAAAACCAAATGTTATGTGTAAATGCCTTATTCGTGGTACGGGTCAAAAAGTTCGTGGTCTAAAATATGGAGCTTATCGTCCAACTCTAACAATAATTGACGATGGAGAGGGCGAATCAAATAGCACTACCCCTACAGCAAGGGATAAATTTAGAAGATGGCTTAATGCCGCTGTAATCCCCGGCTCTGGAGACGCAAAACTTGTATTTATAGGTACAATCGTAGATACAGACGCGTATCTTAATAGAATTGCAGGCCCACTTGCCTACGATAAAGAGGGAAATTATAAGGTCAAGGGTTGGAAGTCGTTGTTTTTCCAAGCAGTTCCACAAGATTTACCAAATGGCAAATTTTGCACTTCAGGAAATGAATTTCTTGATAAAAACGGCAATGTTAAAGTTCTTTGGGAAGATAGAAGGCCATATTCATGGTTAATGGGAGAGAAGGAAAGGTTAAAATCAGAGGGTGATATAGCATATTTTTATCAGGAGTATCAAAATATTCCAGTAGATGATAGTTTTCGTATATTCAAATCAACAGATATGCGATATTGGGAAGGTAGGTACATGTATGAAGACGAGCAAAGCTTTATCATGAGAACCGATGAGGGTAGAAGAGTAAAATTGCCTGTTAATATTTTTTTGGGAGTTGACCCTGCATCAAGTGAGAATGTAAAAGCAGATTATACTGTAATAATGGTAATTGCTGTAGATAAAGAGTATAATATTTATGTGCTTGATTATTTTAGGGGGCAGGTTGCACCAATGGACGGTGCTGATAAATTATTTGAGCTAGCAGACATGTACCACCCAAGAGATATAAAAATTGAAGAAACTGGTCATGTTATGCTAGCAGACTATGTACGAAGACACTCTAAGGAAACAGGAAGATTTTACAATATCAACACTAGAAAAGCAATTAAGGCTAAATATTACCGCATTAAACAAATGCAACCACATTTTGCGTCACACTCTGTTTTTTTAAAAGAATCTCACGAAGAATTAGAAACAGAGCTTTTAAATTTTAAAGAACATGGAACATTTAAAAAAGATACATTAGATGCGCTTCGCTGGGCGATAGATGATATATGGGCGCCAGATGTTGAACAAAATGAAAAAGGCGAATGGCTACCACCCCCACCAATCACAGAAGTTGATTGGGAAACAGGACAAATGTTTAGTGCAGTAGACTTTGTAGAAGCATAGTGGGGAATTTTGATATTGACCTTGATTTTGGTCAAATATATGAAGAAAAAGTAAGAAAGCTATTTGAAGGGGAAGGCTCAATTGAAGTTAAGACTGAGCGAGATATTTGGGCTGACACTGGAAATGTCGCAATAGAAATCAGGTCTAGAGGTAAACCAAGCGGTATTTCAACAACAGATGCAAAATGGTGGATACAGGTATTTACAATAGATAGCGATGTAAAGTTTATGCTTATGTTTAGGGTTGATAAACTAAGAAAAGCTGTTAAGTATATGTATTTAAACGACTTAGCGCACATGGTAAAGGGCGGAGATGATAATACATCTGATTTGATTCTAGTTCCAATTACTACTTTAATATTGTTAAATAAAAAATTTTGATTATTGGAGTCCTTTTTTGTAACATTATTATGTAACATATGTTAAACTTACGTCAGCTTGAAACTAAAGAAATTTCAGCAGAGGAGGTAAGAGCAGACTATCTGCTCTTTGAAAGCTCTTCTAGCGAGTATCGCTATCAAATGGCGGAAGACCATGAGTTTTATCTCGGTTCTCAATTAACTAAGACTCAAAAAAATTACTTGCTCAGTGTGGGACAGCCCCCAGAAGCTAATAACAAAATACGCCCCGCCGTCGAGCAGGTATTAGCGAATATCGCCGCATCTGCTCCTGAATGGGATGTTCACGCTGTGGGCAAGACCGATAACGATGCGGCGTTCGTCTTTGACCAGTTACTTGATAAAATCTGGTACGAATCAGACGCAGATATACATTTTAGACAAGCCTGTAAAGATTTTATTGTAAAAGGACTTGCTTATATGTATATATATCCAGACTGGAAGGGAGACAGCGGTCTTGGAACTATTAAAGTAAAAAGAATGCCACCAGAGTCTGTTTTTGTTGACCCCAATAGCTCAATGCCAGATTTTTCAGATGCTAGCGCAATTATATACTCAGACTTACACACAAAAGAACATTTAAAAATATTATTTCCTAAGTATGCTAAGCAAATAGAAGATGCTGAAGAGAATCATCAACGCAACGAAATGGAAAGTGGAAAGTATTCAAGAGACCATATTGAAACTAGAGGTACTAATGACCTAGACCATCAAAGTCGGGTTAGAAAATATTGTTACTTTATAAAAGTAAACATACCGCATGCGTTAATACTTGATACAAACACAGGTAAAAGTCAACTTTACACAAAAGATGAATATAAAGAACTTATCCAAGATGATAAATATGAAGATTTTTTAAAAGAAGGAATTATAACAGAGCAAATAGCCTATCAAACAAAAATTAGAGAGGTTTTTGTTGTTGGGGATACTGTTTTATATGATGAAATACTTCCTATATCTGAATATCCAATTGCAGTGGCTTGTAATGAGCATGCTGGAAATCCTTTTCCCAGTGGAGATGTAAGGCACGCTAAAACACCTCAGCGTATGTTGAACAGAACTGAAGCATTAATAATTTCACATACAAATGCTACGACTAACTTTAAACTTTTATATGAAGATGGCGCAATAGACGCTAGCGAAATACAAAAATGGCACATACCAAATGCTATAATAAGAGCTAATCCGGGTGCATTGGCAACAGGTAAAATAAAAGAATTTGCCCCACCAGCAGTATCTTCTCAGCTTTACACTGAAAAAGGTAGATATGAAGTAGACATAGAAACAGTTTTTGGAGCTTATAAATTTCTTCAGGGAAATGCACAAGGCGCGCCGGGAACCGTTGGAGAAGCTCAGATTATGGATGAGTCATCTTCAAGAAAACAAAACTGGAAAATATTGCCAATATATGACATGCTCACAAGAACAGCTAAGGTTGTTACAGAGTGGATGCCAAATGTTTATGACCAACAAAGAACTTTAAGAATTATGAGTCCCGTCGGCGATGAAAGTGAAGTTAATTTGAATATTCCAGTTATTGACGACAAAACAGGTGCAGTTAAAAAATTATATGATATGCAAACATCTCAATTTGATGTAAGGGTTGTTGTTGGGTCTACTAGGAGTAAATCTCCAATGGCTGAATTACAAAAAGATTTAACTCTTCTAAACGCAGGTATTTATGACAAAACTCAAGTTATCATGAATATGAAAGGAGACATAGACAAAGCGTCTCTTATGCAAAGAATGGGAGAGATAGCAAATTTACAGGCGCAGTTGCAACAGGCGCAGGAAGAACTCAAGAAAATGCAGGGAGACCTGCAAACTAGAGAGCGTGAAGTATTCCATGCAAACATGAGGGCTGAAATAAGTGAAGCTACCAAACCAGTTTCTGAGGCGGTAAGCAACATCAAGTCTAATTCAAAGCTGGAACAAGCGCGACAAAGAGACAAGACCCGCATGGTCGGTGAGGAATTGTCTATTGCAAAACAAGCGATTAACTCAGAATCCAAAGCTCCGCAAGCATAGCGGATAACTTAAAAGGAGCATCGTATGACAAATGAAGACCAGAAAAATCAGAATGAAGAAATGAACGAAGATAACCTTTTGGCTGAACTCGACGAGTTTAACGAAGGCTCTTCTCCTGACGTAGAACAAGAACAATTGGCTGAAGAACAGCAGGTTGAAAATTCTACCGAAGAAGTTCAAGAAAATCAATCTGTTGAGAAAGTTGATAAAGAAGAGCCAGAAAGTGAATCTAAGGTTGAGCAATGGCTAATCGAGAACAAGTTCGCAAATGACGAGGAAGGAAAGCAAGCGCTAGCAGATGCTTATAAACAACTTCAATCAAAATCCGATAAGGAAAAAAATGAATGGAGCGGTGAAAAGCAAAAGTACGAAAAGTTAGCGCAGCTAGATGAATTTCTTGCTAGTAATCCTGATGTAGTCCAAAAACTGACAGAGTCAGTACAGGAAAAACAAAAGGATTTGAATGCTCCGCCAGTTAAGCCTGACGACTATGATATTCTCGATGAAAGCATTGATAACTCTAGCTCCGCACAATGGAGAGCAGAGCATGATAAATGGCTTATAAGTCAAGGCGCTACTCAGGCCATGATGGAGGTTGAAAAGTTAAAGTCTGAACTTTCAGAGTCTCAGGCGTTTGACGCGGAAACCGCAGAGCTACAGAAAATGGGGTTAAGCGATACAGATATTGTAGAATATCGCCAGTTTATGGCTGACCCAAATAATGTATCTCAGGAGAACTTAATTCAAATCTGGAAAACTTTATCAAACAAAGGGAATAATCCTGAGCAAAAATCAACTGAACAGACTCCCAAGGTAAAAAATAAGCAAAATAGCGCCGCCGCTGTAAGCGGTAACGCTCCTCAAGCTATTGAACCAGAAGAAAAAGCAACAGACGATTTTTGGAAAGGGATTATGGAATTTAATAATACAAATACATAGTGTTATAATCCCCTATAATGGATTGTAACGCTATTGTAACATAAATAGGAGGTATAATATGCCTACAAGTTACGGTACGGGTACAGCTCTCCAATTTTCGGACTCAACACAAAGACAAGTCCTTGAATTAGGAGAGAAAATCCATTACTATAATCCTAACGCGACTCCCATTTTCTCTCTGTTTGGAATGAAGTCAGTAGTGACTCCAGTCCCTATATTTGAGTGGATGGAAGACGAGTATATGATTAAAAAAAGTGAGAAGTTTAACATAACTACTTCAGATGTTGCTGACACAGCAACAGGTGGTGTAAACGGTCATCACACAATCTTAATAGCTGAAAGACAAGCTCAAATGGAAATGTTTGAGGTTGGTGGTATTTACAGCGCAAGTGTTGCTGGTGGCTCTGCGGCTTTACAAGCTGATGTTACTCATTTTATTTGTATCGCAGTTGGTAAAGATGTGAATCATGCCAGTGCAACCGATAAAATGGCTCAGTTTCTTGGCGCACATGTTCATACTAGCCTCGATGCTTATAACGTAGAGCAATGTGCAGATGGTTCAGACCTGATAACAGCAGACGCATCTGGTGTTTTAACTTTAGAATATGTTGCCAATGCAGGATTGTTTTACGATGCTGGAACCGCAACATCATACTATGGTTATCAAACACATAGCGCAACTAGCGGTTTTGGTGAAGTTACTTTTGCTGACGCTGATTATTTTATGCGTGAAAATGGCGTTGCAGGTATTGCTGAAGGTTCAGCAGTAGGAACTGAAACTCGTAAAAAAGTTCGTAGGTTGAAAAACTGTACGCAAATTTTTCGCGAGCCATACACAGTAACTGGAACTGCAAAAGCTGCAAAGCATTACGGTGGTTCGGAGTTAGCAAGGTTGCAAGCTAGAAAACTAGCAAAAATCAAAGGTGATGTTGAATGGGCTATTTTAACAAATGGCGCAATCTCTCTTGATGCAACCGCTGAAAACCCAAAGCGTACCTTTCAAGGTTTTGATGTTAGTAGCACCGCAGGTGCAGTTACATCCTTGAATGGTGCTAGCAATACCAATATGCAATGGGATTACAGTGCTGGCCTTTCTAACCTAGATGGTGTTTCAGAGTATCTATTCCATGACATGGTTTCAGGTTCGATGAGAAAAACGGTATTTTGTTCTAATAAGTGGCTTGTGCAACTTGTCGCGGCTACAAGAACTGCTGATACTGGTTTTTACGACACTGGTGAAAAAACAGCAACTGGTCTAAGGGTTCGCTCTTATATGGGGCCAGTTGGTCAGCTAGATTTTATCCCTCATCCATATCTAAATGGTTCTCTAGAAGATTATGCAGTGGCGATTGACCCAGCGAACTTTTCAGTTCGTCCTTTGGCTGGTCGCGATATGCAACTTCGTAAAGACATTGTTAAGGATGGTCGTGATGGTCAAACTGATGAATGGCTAATGGAATGTGGTGTTGAGATTCGTAATGAACAAACTCACGCTATCTTAAAGCTAGTCTAAAACCAAATAATCGCTTGGGGGCGGGCAACCGCCCTCAAGTTTGGAAAAGCATGAAAGAAACAACATACGGAACGGGAGCAACAACATTTAGCGATGGTTCGTCAAGAATGACAACTACGTTAGGAAAGAAAAAATCACGAGTCCGTAAAAAACGCAAGAAAAAAAGGGGGCTTAGTTATGCCTAAGGTTGGCGATAAAAAATTTCCATATACTCCAGAAGGTATTAAAAAAGCAAGTAGGGCTAGAAAAAAATACAATAACAAAAAAGGACGCTAATGAGGTATCAGGAGGCATATGAATTAATTGATGCAGGGGTAGTTGCAGGTGGAATTGAAATTCCTGTGTCTCATAAT